CTTACACTTCCTTTGGATTCACAGTAAATTCCAGTCTGGCCATCTTGCCCACATAGAGTTTCCGTTTATCATTATAGTCCATTTCCAGTACCTGATTGGTCGGGAAACGTACCCAAATCTTGTTGGGTTCTACGTCAACGATGGGGCAATTCAAACCCTTGCCACCCTCGCTACGTACTGTGATGTTTTCGCCCTTACGCATTTATTACCTCTTGTCGCAATACTCAAAAAGGATCCACTTAGCACGATTGAGACATTGACGGGCGTCCTCGGCTCGCATGTAATCAACCTCACCATATTCGGTGTTGATCATTTCTTGGGCGTCAGACATGAGACTAGCGGCCATCATTGCAGGACCTGAAAAACGAAAAGTAATACTTTGTTCTACAGCCTCACGCATTTGGGCTTCTGTGCAACCATACATACGAATGTCACGTTTTTGGCTTTCGTTCATGGTAATCATCTCACCCAATGTATCGTATCGTAAACTCATTTTGTTTCTCCGTTTTCTTAGTGTCAATACATGTATTGTACGCCCAATCAGCCCAAATGTCAATCCTTTTTTGTTGTTTTTTTGCTACAAAAAACCTATATAAATCAACGACTTACGAGAGCGGGATTTTACTGTATGGCCTTCGTTCCCCTGTAGAACTTTATTGCTCCTGCGTAAGACGCATCATTGTAATAATTACCGGGGAATGCAATAATGTCGATGATTCCGTCATTGTCAAAATCAGCCATGTGTGAAAAGTACAGACGCACTTTGTCATGCAAGACCATATTATTCACTTCTAACTTTTTGAAGGTTCCATCTTTTTGATTGATATAGATACGTTGGTGACGTAGATTTTTATCATTACCCAAACTCAAAACAATATCATCATAACCATCTTTGTTGGCATCTAAACATTGAATTTTACCCGGAGAAAAATCATTCTCACCGATGATGTTCAACTTAGTCATAGTTAACTTCTTATCCCTGACATCGAAAGATACAGGCATGATAATGACTTTAGTGTTTTGTTCTTTAATCACTTCACCGGGAACATAAGTTGGAATGATACCTAGAGAATATGTACCCACTGCTACAGGCTTTTGATTTTTATCTAACTTACACTCAGTCAGACTATCTAATTGTGATCCGCCACCTGTACCCACAACATGATGCCCTTCAATTTTCAGTACTGTAACTTTTCTCTTATCACCTGACCATACCTGGAAAGTTTCTTCGCCTATTTCTGTCACAGAAGGACCGACCATATTAGTCTTATACCAGATGCTATTTTCTTTGTAGTATCCTTCAGCGCCCATCTGCTTAGACCATGTATGCTGAATCAAAAGATCACTAGCGTTACCTTCCCTAGATAAAAACACAAAAGAGTTAGGGCTGATATCTGGAAAATACTGATCATAGATAGTTTGCATTTCCCTGCCGTTCCAGATATATCTGTTATTTTGCACTTGATCATTAGGATAGCCTGCACCTGTGACAAACGTATTACCCGAACTATCAATGCCTGATCCTATACTATGATACCATTTGTTAGGAGCAAAGTTTACGATTTTGTACTTGCCGTTAGGTTGACTTACCCATCCAACTAATGGACTAGTCATCTCTGAACCTAGATCAGGCCTACGACCATCTTCTTGATTTGCGCTAAAGAAGAAATCTTTCTTCCCGTCGTTATTGATATCAATCACGGCTGGATTGAAATCAGTTATGCAAGCCTTAAAATCACGGTTTGCTTCTAGATATGTGTCTGACACATCGATAAATTTATTATCGCGATATGTGTAAATGACAGTAGTGCTCCTGCAAGGGTCAGATGCATAGGTACCTACATTGCCATGTGCAGGACCCTTATAGATAACCATGATAAATTCATTGCGACCATCATTATTTAAATCAGTAGCCAATACTGAGTTAACATTACCCAAATGATCTACATTGTTCGGGAAAAGTTTAGTTATATTTGAAAACCAGGAATGTTGTTTTGGATCAGAAAAGGCATTCGCTACTTCAGTGAAGTAAGGCTGATCTACTACTGCGGGAGCAATTGCTGGAATAGAATTCACAGCAACAGACGGGGTGTTACTGCCACCGCCTCCACCGCATGCAGTCAACACGAAAGCAGAGATGGCATAAGAAAACTTGCGCATAGTCAATACCTATAGTTACAACAGATATGACTATATTAACATATTAGTAGGTAAAGGTCAAGACCCTCTGCCCGTTTTTCGGGTAACACTAGGGCCACCGAATCCTTTACTAACCTTGCCCTGTTTCCCGTTATTTGGGTTAAATTGTCCCCTATTATTTGCTTGCATAGCCTTTTTACGCGCTAGCAATTCGGCCATTTGGTTTTTTTGTTTCTTTTCTTCAGTCATGTGAATATTGGTCCTTCTTTTTCAGGTCTTGCTAACCTGTTGTTTTTAAAACTAAAATTCTTACAGAAAATACTAGTACACCAGGCATTATAATTGTTCCATCCTGGACCCCAGAAATCTATACGTTTATAACCCTTGTCTGCTAGATATTCCTGTAGATGATTATACTGCCAACGATCACTATTATCTAAAATAATTAATGTATCGTCTCTAGCCCTCTCTACTGCTAATACACCGCTCAATGCCCTAGCCATACCGTCTAACACGATCACATCAAAATATCCTTGTGGATAATTATAGATAGTGCTGGCGTAACCTGCAAACTCATTGTTGATCAATCCATGTCTTACGTCATGATCTCTATCATCACTACGCACTTGGGGGAAAGTATCAATAAACTTGTTTACTAGTTCCATAGCATCATCATGAATTCTTGCATTTTGATCTATGGTATGGATAGTTGCAGTTGGTGTATTTTCTTTTACACGCTCTACCCAAGTCATGTCATGCTCTACGCTTACGGTCTCACCAACATAATTATTAAAAAATACTGTGCTGTATCCGCAACCATATTCGAACACTTTGCTTTCTTTAGATAAAACGTCTTTCAAGAATGCTATAGCCGGAAATGTCATCCATGGCGTTACCCCTTCTTCATCACAAGGAAAGTCGTTGAACCATCCGTTTGGTTGTAGATAAAGATATGCATGTGTGCTTAAATGTGAACTAAGATCATTTGCTAGGCTCAATCTCTGTGCGCCATCTTGTTCTACTAATGTTATAGGTTTTTTCATGTTTTTGCTGATTCAATATATTCTAGGAAACTTCCGTACAAAGTTATCATCATAGCAATTTTGCTATCATATATTCGTATATATGCTGATTTTGGTTGTTGGTTTTTTAAACCTATGTACCACGGACATTTCAACTTCTTGCCTAGGTTCAATGTGAATTTTTTTAAATCTTCTTTTTTGATACTCTTATATTTCTCATTAGAGAACACAGGAAAATCATAATACTCTATTTCTGCTAGAGAAAATGCCTCCATACCGTCTTCAGTCAATCTTAATCCGCTACCACTGCGTCCAGTAGCCCACCACTTAAACAGTAAATCGTTGATTGCGTTTTTAGGTTGAGATTGATCTATCTCTAAGATATCTATTAATGCCTGAGTCAAATCTCGTTTAGTCTTCATCAGGGTAAACTTGACGGCCCTGGTTCATGAATACAACAGTAAACTTATCCGTCTTGAATTGCGCATTCAATTTACGACAGAGATTTCTTGCATGACCTGGATTGCTGAAACTAGTCTTTTTGTACTTCGGTGCAGCCTCGTTTGCGAGGTAATGTTGACTCTTTAAGTTGATCGGTTGGTTTTCATAGAACACGGCCCATATACCACTCGCTTCCACGATCTGGTCGCATTTGTATGTTGTCTTATCTACATGTTCAAGTATTACCTTGGGTTGCGTTCTGCTCATTTAAAACTTCCACCTGTTATCTCAACTTTGATGACTTCATCTTTATTCTTGTCCTCAGAATTTAGTTGATGAAGATCGGCTAGCAATTTTGCGATCTCATCCTTCAAAACCCTGGCTTCTGACATGGGTAAAACAAAGTCTTTTGACTTCTTGCTCTCCATGAGAGAAACCCTATCAAAGAACCTCTTTATATGAATCATCTTAACTATTTAGTTGACTGACGGCCTCATCTTGAGTTTTAAAGGGCCCGTTATAAGGATAACGCTGGATAAAGATGTATTTAGGGCAAAAAACAGTTTCTTTATGACCATTTTGGTCGATATTGAACCATCCTGCTACATGATAGCATTTGCTTTTGGTATTTTTAGTGAATACATGTAACTTACGCTTGACATCGAAAATGTTGTTGTAAGTCCTAACAGGAGTAGGATATTCAGGATAGGGCATCTCGACCTTAGTCCTATCAGATTTCATGGGCTGAAAACTGATTTTAGTCTTTGACTGAATGTCCTTAGTATTATTAAATTGCAATGCACTACCATTCAGCACAACCTCATAACCGGCGCTGTTGGCTTGTACGTTCCCTACTTTTTTATCGCCATCAGTAACGACCCAATATTGGTCTTTGATGATGGGTTTCGCGATCAGTTCTGTCATAATTACCTCTTTAAAAGTTTGAATAGGTCATGCTTATTCTTTGGAGACCAGTATTTAGCCTCTTTTCCGCAATCCCCAGAATATCCTCGTTCCGAATAGCAATACTTATAATCCGCAGGCAATGTCTTACCGCCGGTCACTGGATTAAAGTCTACTACACTTTTCTTACCTGTTCTCTTGCACTTATACCATTGCTGTCCAGGAGTCAATAATTTGTTTGGGTAGTCATACCAGGAAACGAATGCATGTATGCAATCCTTGCATAGCATATCTTTGTTTAATGTGTCACTCATTTCTTATAGCCTCCCAAAATTCTTTGATGATAGGTTTGCGATTAATTCTGTCATGTCATCCTCTTTAAATGATTTCTTCCCAAGTAAAAATTTGTACTAATCTACTGTCATTCCCTGTACCGAAACTAGGTCCGGGGCCGTGAAACTTATTCGCAGGGTAAACGATCAAGCGATTATATGTGACATATGAAACCATATTTATGTCCCATTGATTAAGGTTTTGATCATCCTTGTGTTTTAATAAATTTATAACCTGTGTACTATCTATAGCACGATCCATACCAGTGTCTTTGTGCGTATAGAATATAGTTCCGGGCTGTACTATATCCTTATTAAGATATAACACCCCGGCGTAATAATTTTTTTGGATACTATCTACGTGACATACATTTTTAGATACTGTTCCTTCAGGGCTTAATCTGAATTTTCCACTATCCATGTTACGCATTTGACATAGATTTTTACCTAATATCCTAGACACTTTAGCATCTATCCACCTAGGGTTATGTGTATTGATGCTCATTTTTCCTGCCCATGGGGCGTTACCAAACTTATATCCTTCGCTAAATCCATCCTGAGCATACTCATAGGATAAGGCTAATTCCCTGATACTATCAGGATCATCATAGAAATCATCAATTATGATTAATCCTAAATTCATTCCTGTAATGCCTTCCAAAACATTTCATTATCTTTAACGTTTGCGCCGGGTCTCAACCAACCTTTATTATTGATCATGCTAACTCACCCTTATAAGGACTGTTCAGCCACTTAGCATATGTCTCGGCTTGTTCACTAATCTTAGCCAGTTCATACTTACCGCAAAATTTCATGAAGTGAATGCCTACTTGCGATGTGGTTTGTGTGCGCACACCTGAAGCGATGCTAGCATCTACCTTATCCTTTATTTCGTCAGGTTGTGCGGTCAAGTCAATCAATAGTCGATTGCGCTCATAATCTTCACGCACACGATGTTCTACACCATCGGGGTCTACCCAACGTTGCAACATCATGTTATTCCAATTGAAACCTTGCTTGTTGCGATCTGCATAGGCTTCGATTAGACCAACCTTGTTCTTGCTACCCTTAGTGCGAACACCTGGGTATGCACTGAACACATTGTCACCGGCGTCACCGCGCATGATCTTCTCAAAGAGATGGAACTGTGGGTCACCTAGTAGTTTGGGTTCTTTAGTTTTCTTATCCTTGACAGGCTTGCCCTTGTCGTCAAAATAACCTTCTAGCGTGATCAATTGGTTAGCGACACCGTTATATTGCTTCACGTTCTCACTAATCAATTGAACATAGTCTGTGTCGCTACTGATGATATAATGTTCATCGTTGGGATGTAGATATACAAATCGTGCTATAAGGTCGTCTGCCTCAGCACGTTCATGTCTGAGTACGCTAACGTTAGTCTTCTCACGAAGGAACGTAGTGAACATATCATACGTTTCCCAAAACATCTTGTTTTCTTCTTGCTCTGCTTCTGTGAGTGATGCTTCAGCAACTTTACGATGTGCCTTGTAAGGTGCATATACATCCTTGCGCCACGATCTACCTTCAAGACAGAATACAACGTGGTCGATGCCATACTTACGCACAACTTGATTTACACTAGCAAGTGTCAAGTGTAGTGCCATGCCGATCTTTTCCCAAGTATCGCTGTTGCGACTTGCGATGTGACGGGCACGGAAGAACGTATTAGCAGTATCGATCAGAGCATATTTCACAAGTACACCTATTTAGTAGAATAATATACGTATATTATACTAGGTGTTTGCGAATATGTCAACTGACTTCAGTACGCCCGTTACCCAAATCGCGCTGATTGACAACACGCATGTCATTTCTACGCTTGTCCGGATCAGCTATCTCTTGTTCGTACATCTCAAGTGCGATGTTACGGCAGACTGTTTGGAACCAGCGATCCACGATCTCATTGTCAGTGTCAGTCTCGCTTTTCTTATATCCTGATTTAATCAGGTTAAGAAGGAACTTGTCGTTCCAATCCAATTCAAAAGCGCCATTGTTGATATTATTAGGGTCTATGTCTACCCTGTTGATAGCAATATAGGGCTCACCATCTTTAGTAGCCTGTTCTTTAGGGCTGAGTTTCTTTTCAGCCTTTTCTTTTTTTGGTTTAGGAGGAT